TTAAATACTGGTGTTTTGGGCATTTTACGCTCCTGTAAGTAGATACAAAAAAAGGGGGCAAAGGATCAATCCCTCACCCCCTATTACTTTAACTAACTATCAAGATGTAGTTCCGTGAACGATACCTGTCACTGCATCAGCAGTAGATTTAATCGAAGGAACTTGGATAGCCATAACTTTAAAGTTCAACTTCATACCGCCCATGGATTCCCATTGAACAGTAGTAAGTTCCATTCCGTTAATAGCCTCTACAACGTCAGAAGTCATCTGAACAAGAAGAACTACGTCACCGGAAAGGTAATCCAAACGTCGAACGTCTTGAATGCCGTCGATTTCTCGCAAGCGACTTCGAACAGTTTGAGTTGAACTTGCCTCGGTTGCTTTATAATCTTCGTCCAATTTTGCGTCATACGCAGTTGAAACGTACATCATAAAAGGACCAAAGAAGTTTTGTGCGTAAGCCAATTCACGCATAGCAATAACTTCGTCAACGAAAGTCTTACCGACAAACGAAGAACTAGCCGTCAGGTTAGTCTTTGTAATTCGGTCAGGATAATTCGTCAAACCATAAACTTTTGACGTTCCACCGTAATCGGTTGAATTGCCATAAGTCATACCAGCTTGATTACCAATATAGGTATTCTCGATGGTTTCAGCTACTCGTCGAGCTGCTTGCTCAGCACGAATAAAACTAAGCTGCGGAGCAGTCATTAGTTTTCGTCGGCTGTAATAAAAAGAGCTGTGAGTAATGGGCAGCGGAATACCTTGGAGTTGGTACACGCTCTCATCGCCACGACCCTCGTTGACGCCCTCCATGTCGACAATAGCTTCACCGTCATCGGTAATGGTTTCGTGCTCAAGAACACTGGTAGCCATTCCGTCAACACTAAAGGTATTGGCAGCACGCAAGTCACTGTAAGCACGCAAACGCTGACGAGCAACTTTAATAACTCGATTATCCATTTGGATCCACTGGTCCTTAGACAACGTGGTAGCGTTGAATACAGGACTATGAACGTCATTGGCGATCAAGTCACGAATCAATACAGCTTGACGCTCATTGATATACTTAGTAGTACCGTCCTCATTCCTTACAAAATCGCCTTGAGCGTTTTTAACTGGAACTTGACGGCCAGTACGAATAGTACAAACTTTGTTGCCTTGAGCGTCAAAGTAAGGACGAAGCAGGCCTGGATCAAATCGCATTTCTGCGAGAGCAGATCCAAATTCTCCCCGACCTTCACCATTCATAATGAAGTCTGTCTGTACAAACATAGGTAAAATTCTCCTTGGTCGGTTGACCTACAGTTTCTTAACGTAAACAAGAGTATTAGAGCCACCAACTGTGATGGTTTCCATAACGATATAGCCGGTTCCAGCGGATACAAGTAAACCTGTAGCAGCTTCAAAACCTACCTCATCTCCAATAGCCTGAGCTCCTTCAGATGCTTTAAAAAGCAAATTAAGCTCATCTCCTGAAAGTGGGGTATAAGCAAAAACACGTTCTCCGACAGCGTAATCTGTTGAATTAGTGCGTCCTTGCAAATAGTCTACGTCAGCCACACCAACAGAGTTAGTGCCTGCTGCGTCAAGAGAATGGCGACCACCAACAGGCTCAGTAGCTGCTGTAATAGCAACTCCCATTCCTGGACTAATGACCTCCGCAGCAGTTCCTTCCAACCGCTGTCCCTTACACTCAACAGTGAGCACAATGGATCGACCTTTTGCCATGATAGTTATTCCTCATGTAAAAATGTTTAGGATTAGTTTCCAAAATTCATAATCGGCAATTCAAGGGCTTCCAAAGGTTGCTCTTTATTGTCAATACGAACATTGCCGCCCAAACGAGGAGTAACTTTAGTTGGTTGCTCTTCAGGGTCAGCCTGATTACCTACAAGGCTTGCGATTTTACGCAATTCGTCAACACTCTTTTCAGAGAGTTCTTCTTTTGAAAAAGCACAATCTTTATTAACTGTGATTTTTTCTACCAAAGAGTCTTTTTCTTTTTGCATCATATTACGAGCAAAAGCAAGTTCCTCTTTTACGCTCTCTGGGAGAGATTCTTCATTAAAGCTGGGTGCTTCTTCTTTTGGAGAAGTCTCCACCTTTTCTGGTTCTTGATTCTCAACTTTTTCCTCTGGCTTATTTGCCAAACGATCAAGTTGATCAACATCAAATTTGTTAAGAATTTCAACATCATCTTGCGAAAACTGAGGCTCTTCACCACACTCGCAGTTTCCTACTAAGTGGTCAAGAAGCTCTTGCTTACGCTTCGAGTCGAGTTTCGGCATGGTACACTCCATACATCTAAAGGAATTAACGACCAAAAGGGCACTGAGATTCAATGACCTTACTACGATTAAAAGGACAAGTTTCGTCCACGTCAGCAAAATTTGCTGGATTTTGATTTGTTATACTAGAAACTGAACTTGACGACCACATTTTACAAGACCAGTATCCAGGAGTTGTTTTATCTTTCTTTTGAGCGCAGTTATGACGATCCCTAAACGCTTTGCGTCTTTTAGGATCATCACGTTTGATTTCCATATTAGGATCACCAAACCTAACAATAACTGTTTTGCCTGACTTACCTTTTACATAAACCGCAAATTTCTTTGGACCTTTAGGAGTTCTAAACGGTTTGTTTAGTTTTTTACCTTTTGGTTTTTCTGCGTTTAATTCTAGTTCAGTAGGAAATTTAAGTTCATCTTCATTATAAGTAATTTCTTGCTCTTCATTCACGTTAAGACCACAACCGTCATTTAAGCTACAAGCACCTTTTACGTCCATAAGTATAGCTAAATGATCTGGACGGTAGTTCCTAGCTATTGCGTTGTAAGGTTTATCTTTCCAAGTTTTATTTTTTACAGGTACGTTTTCAGTGTAAAGTCCAGTTGAAAGTTCTACTGGTTCTCCTGTTTCAAGTTTAGTTAATAAAGCAGGAGACAATTTTGAGGTTCGTTCTTTATCAAACCAAGCATCTGCCACTAACTTTTTGTCTTGTATTCTTGCGTTAAAAACAAAACCAAGAGCATAATTTTCTAAAATTTCAGGTGATCGAGCAGAAATTCCCATTCCGTCTTTATTTGGATGACCTAATGTCAAGGGCATCATATTCCAAGAATCTACATTTTTAGAAATTTCTTCCAACGGATAATACAACGCTCCAGCTGAACCGTTTAACACCCCTGGTACTAACATAGAAACAGGAGCTACTACATACTGCCTAGCCCCCAATTTATTTTGTTGGGTTACTGGGGCAAGGTTCTGGGTAATAATTTCGTAACTAACGTCAAATTTATCATTTTCGCACATAGTTATCTCCAGAGCCAAAAGTTGCTATATACAGCATATAACCAACTAGCTAAAAATCAAAGAGGTTTATGACGTTTCTATTGATTTAAATCAGAAGGTGGATCTACAATTCCTGAAATAAGAGATCCAACATCTGCTGATCTTTTTGCTGAAACTCCGATAAATGAACACCTACAATTAGGGTGAACCGGAATAAGCCCATAAGCCTCTTGAATCGTCATTACCTTACCGTCAAATGGTTTACAAAGAGGACAAACTTTATAGTCACTAGACGAAATGTATTCTACATTCGCATTAGACGTTACGCTCTTATGGGTTTCAGCTAAAATTTTAACCTCTGTAATACCAAACCCTTGAAAAGCATCTAAAAGTCCGTAAGATTGAGACCTCACTACCTCTGTTCTTGCTACGGTTCTTGACCTAAGCACTCCAATATTTTGCATCGTTTTTTGAAGAGTTTTATAAATTTCTTTTTCGGAAGCACTCCTCACTAAAAGTATGGATAGATCAGAAAGAATACGACCTTTTACAGCTTGTACAATAGTCGTTAAGTCAGAAAGGGTTTTTTGTTTTAAAGTTTTAAGCGTGTAACTATTTGATACTTGACGAATAAAAGCAACCTCTAATCCTTGTGCTGACGACGAATCTAACCAAAATAACTCTTTACCTTTGGTATACCTAATACCACGTCTAATACCTTTTGTATAAGCATCTTCAATATATTTTTTGTACCAATCTCCAGCTAACAGAGCTACTTTAAACTGTTCGTCTAAGAAAGTTTGCATCCAATCTAAACGCTCTTGTATTACTGTAAAATTATTTGTTTCACCAAGTAACGGAATATTAGAAGCGGCAATTCTTAAATTGGAAGCAACAGAACGATACCTGCTGTTTACTTCTCCTACAAATTTACGACGAATTAAAGCTGTTTTACTTGGATCAGATCTATTCACAATTTTTTCCTCTAGTAACAAAAGAACTACTGGAGATGTCTGTTATCTCTATGTAAATTTTATCCCCATTACCTGTTCTTCTTTGTCGTTCTTCTCTTTCGCTCCAAAAATGTCTAATTATTCGAGTTTGACAAGCAATACAAACAGGAGGTGGAGCACCTTTTTCTCTTTTAGGTTCCCATTTAATTGACTGTTTGTAATTAAAAATTAACTGGTCACCAATAGGTGTATCTAACCACATTAGCGTTACTCATTACCAGAAACTTTCTCTTGTTTATCTAACCCAGCTTCTTCTTTTTTACCACTATCTCTTTTCTTTAAAATTGCGTCATCAACATCTACAGGTTCAGGAACAGGTATTCTGCCAATTAACGCATCTGGGTCGTCAATTCCTTCGTCAATATGTTCTTGTGTGTGGTCAAGAATTTCTTGAGATTCTTGAGGACTAAAACCAAGCACTTTAGTTAAAAAGTGTCCTGGAGAAATTAAGTAGTCGCCACCACCTTGTACGTATTTGGTAATTGCATTAACTTGAGTAACTGCCCAAGTAGCTTTAGATTGTAACGACAAAGTTGTAAGGTCTGGCCAATTAACTCCAAATCCTTGAGCTGGAACAGGTAACACACCTGTAGTAATCAAACGGTTAACCAAAGGAGCAATAATTTTAGGAGTAATGTATGATGTTTGTCTCATAATCATTCTTTCGTCCCAAGAATCTTTATCTGTTGAGCTTGCTAACTCACCTCTTTCCGAACCATTAAAGATTCTTACAGGACACCCTAAATATACGCAAATAGCAGAAATACGAGGATCAATATGAGGTTTGGGGTCAGTTACCGTACCTGCAATAGTTTTCCAAGACCCTCCAACAGTAGCCATATATCGTTCAAGAGTATTTTTTGCTCTCTCAACCTCCTCAGATAAAGCGTCTTTATCAATAGTTGCTTTTCCTCCAAGATTAGGATGCGATTCAAAAGACAGCCAAGGAAAAGCCATTCTCCAATAACCTTCTCCTGACGCTCCAAATACTTTACGCAAATCCATAATTTCGTTTACTACAGGTTTTAACGCAGGAGTACCAATAAACTCAGAATTAGTCAGCCCATCAGCTAAATGAACAATTCTTGTCCAGTGTACTTGTACGTCTTGTGTTGTGACTCCAATAGCGTGGTGTTCACCCGTACTATTATCTGTTTCCGAAATAGTAACACTGTACATTTTAGGACGACCATTAAGCAGTCCTTCCGTGTACCATTCTACAATATCTACGTGTGTTTCGTCAAAACATCTCAGCCCTACAAGTGTTGTGTCTGTCGCGTTACTTACACTTTCTTCTCCTGAAAGAGAGAATCCAGGGGCTGGTTTGTCGTAGGTTACATTTTCTCCATCTACATCACTTAACTCCAGGAGCAATACTCCAAAGGAACCAATACGGCTAAGTTTATCAGCTCTTTTACAAACTTCCCAAAGTAAAGAACCGTGGTCTCCAATATGGTGGTTTGTTTCTACCTGCGAGTAAAGACTTTGGTTGAGAGTATTCCAAGCCTTTTCAAACTCTGTTTCCTCCAACTCTTTAGTCTCAAATACTACAGGTTGAATCCTCCAAGACTCGTCTACTGGTAGATCAATAACGCGAGTAGCAATAGGGAACCTTTCATACAGGTCCAAAAATTTAGCAGCTGATAATTCACTACTTTCTGGGTAACCACAATCCTGGTACAAATCTCGTTTAGGATGCGACAGTTTATCTTGAATTTCTCTACGATGGTAGTATGCGTTAAAAGTCAAATCTCCAAGTACCTCTCGGTCTGAAGCAGACAAATCTCCAAATATATTATCACTCATTTAATCGCACCTATTTCAAGCGTTGTCGGTGTATGGATAAGGGCAAATACAGCCAAGACCAATGAATCGGTTTCGTCGGGGGAACAACCCAATAACGATTTTATCGTAACCAAACCTTTATTGCCTCTAGCGTGAGCACCACCTGGTTTGTCTTTAGGAGGTAGAAACATACGTCCCTCACCGTCATATTGTAAGGGTAACGGAGTCAATTGCCTATAGATTTCCTCATACTTAGCAGGAATACCAAATACAACTTCTCCTGTGCCGGCTGCTTTATCGGGATTGATTGCCTCTCTTAACAGACCATACATTTGGGCTCTGCGATTTTTGTATGCGTACTTGCGTTCTTTAATGTCTTTCTTTTCTTCAGGATCAATCCAACCAGGGGTAAACTCATCTACGTCTGGTAACGTGGGTGCTTCTCCAAAACCTACGGAGCGTACATCCCAACCTGCGGACCTAAGATAATCTGCGTGTTCGCGTCCTCCCCCACCCCTATCAAAAATAACATCATTGGGGTCTATACCATACTCTTTTATGAGTGCTATGGTCCGACCTTTAATGAGAGCTGTGTTAGAAGTACGGATTGCCACTTGGTCAATAACTCCAAGCCGATCTACTACAGTCCACACAGTGTTGTCTCCACCCTCTGCAGGGTCCACTCCCATAACTCTCCTGAGGTGGCTCCGTTCTAATGTCTCTAACTTGCGTGCTTGTTCGGCTGAGTTAGCTAACCAAGGTTGAGGGTACATCCTAACTTCTTCACCCTCGTAAAACTCTGCGTCAATACCTGCGGCTTTTTTAACTGGATCGTAAGTCTTGCACCTAAACTTGTAATCATCGTAATCCATACAACCTGGTACTAGGATACGACGAGACATTGATTTGCCTGCTTTTTCCTCGGCTAATGCTAACTGGATGTTGGGTGATTGTATGGCGGGAATCTTAATGACCTTTACATCGTGGTCTAGGAATGGCGAATCGGATTTGATCGAACCCCCGTTGACGTATCGTTTGAAAAAGTTTTCGCAGGGGAAAGCGTTACCAATAATAAGGATGCGATGGGCCCAAGTATCTACTCCCATAAAGTTCTCGTCTGAAAAACCGGATGCCTCGTCAACTATGGCTAGTACGGCTGGTTCCATATTGTCACCATAGGGGAGGTGGCGACCCAACAATCCCTCGCCTTGCTGTACTACACGA